CATGTTATTCTCTGACAAGAAATGTAGTGTTTCTTTCATATTACCAATATGAACATTATCAATAGAAACTTGTGGATAGGTTGCCTCTTCACCAAACTCTTTGGTGAATGCCTTTTGATCGAAGTGTTCACCTAGTTTATACTCATGAAATTCATCACCAAGTGCCTTGAGCAGCATACCCATCCGCTCACACTCTTGACTTCCGTTGCTATAAATTACCGCCGTATTAGTCATTTCTGTTCGTAATCGTATTCAATGACAATTTTCTTGTGCTTGCTGGTTCTATCAGAACACTCATAATGTTTGAGTTCACCACCAATATCCTTTGCAATCTTCTCCAGTCTCCACCCTATACTCCATGTTGGATGTTCACTTTGCATCGTTCTTTCTCCTATACTCTTCCCATATCTGAGCAACCATATCTACCTCTGGAGGGCGTGTATATGGTTCAGGTGTCTTACTCTTCCAGGCATCAATTTGCTCCTGTGTGGGAACTTTTATACTAAATGCTGTGCCCTCTTCAATGAACTCTTCGTTCATCTTCTTATATGTATCAACTGTAATCTTATCAAATTCAGTCTCTTTGTCTCCAGTCATCGCTTCTATCCTGCTTGAACCAATCTACAATTTCATCAGCACTACCGAACCCCGTTCTATGATTGGATGGGTCGGGGTCTCCTAATCCCATCCTATTCATAAAATCGTCAAGTCCACCCTCCTTCATATCAGGATTAGCAGCTTGTCTACGTGCTTTTCTTAACCATTCACGAGCAGTTGTATTTGCCTTTGATAACTTCTCTGCCCATATCATGTCCTCAAGTTTTACATCTTCTCCATTAGCAATACATTTACAGATAAACTCCAAGCGGAGTCTGTATTGAGTAGATAACATAACTTTATGTTTCTTTGTTTTTATTTATTTTTTTCGTCGAAGTATTTCTTCAGGTTCTTTGCCAGTTTCATATTTCGACGCCACATAAAATATTTTACCACAGGATTCTCTGGGTTCTGTGTCATCCACCACCAACGCTGTTTTATTTTAGCGTTTACTAACTCAATGACATAATAAAAAGCGGCAGCAACGTTTTTGTCAGTGAAGACAAAGTACGCTACTACCACAAATAATCCGAACCAGACACCTTGAGCGTTCAACTGAATTCCTCTTGGCGACGCAATTCAAGGTAATCAATTACCTCTTGCCTCCACTCCATAAGTTCATTAAAACACTCATTTTCATGAGCAAATGAACGGAGATTGGAATCTGGTTCTAGAACACTTTCAATGAATACATCCAGTGCATCACGTCTTTTCTCATGTTTGCTACTCATCGTTTCCTTTTGTTGAGTGTTTTTAGTTGATTCTTAATAAAATCAACAGATTGTTTATAGGTATTAAAATCTTTGACATATTTACCATTATGTATAACGGCGAACCCTTTCTTACCCACAAAAGGAACCGCTGCCCACATACCATCGTTGGTACAATATCCTTGAGGATCTCCAGGTTTGGGATCTAAGATACCTGGGCAGTCTATAAACGGTTTCTGAAACTTACTCAAAACTTAGCATTAACACTCATAACAGTTGCTTTGGGATTGCGTGCTAGTGCAGTTTCTTTAGCATCCTGATAATCACGAGCATGAACAGTCTCATAGAAGACTTTACCTGCAACATAGAGTTTGACTTCGCAAATCATGGTGATTTCCTTTGAATACCTTAGTATTATAGGGCAGAGTGGGGCAGAGTCAGGGGCAGAGTGGACAGTTATTAAATTGGCAACCGTGCCATCCGCTGCTCCACTCTCCGCATGGCAATATCGTAATACTTTTCATCAATCTCAAAACCGATGAAGTTTCTATCACTCTCCATTGCCATTGCAGCAGTGGTGCCTGCTCCCATGAAAGGATCGAGCACTAAATCACCCTCTTCACTCCATGTTTTGATGTGATCTGTGGCAAGTGCCTCAGGATACATTGCAGGATGCTCAAAAGCATAATTATCCTTTGTTGTAAATCCTTTGCCATTGTTGTAGCGCCAGATATTATTACGAGGAGAATATGCAGGAGTTGGCTTTTGCTTACGTTCGACAAGGTTGCCATCCTTGTCACGATAAGTTCCCTTACCCCAGTTAGTATGTCCTGCCCACTTGTTTGGTTTATCGGCAATCAGGTTTGCAGTCTTTGGTTTCACCTTCTTACTGAAGACAAACATGTATTCAAAGATTTGAGAATACCGATTGCTGTCCTTTCTTGCGGGGAAAGAACTACCATTCTTCTCATAAATCATGGTGTCATGAAGAAGAAAACCCAACTCTCCAAAGTATAGTGCCTGACGGAATGATGACATACTTTCACCACCCTTGATGACTGCATCACCAACAACCCATACAACTACACCACCAACTTTCATCACACGATACAACTCTTGTGCGACTTGTTTGAATACTTCAAAGTCCCACTTGGATGAATCGTTATAAGTTCTCAAGTCATCATAGGGAGGTGATGTGACACATAAGTCCACAGACTCTGCATCCATCCGTTGCATCCCAGTGATACAATTTTCCTTGTAAACTTGATTGATTTCCATGAAAAGAGAGTTGGGTATCCTACATTATAGCACACATGTCAACGGCGGACAACCGACACTGCTGCCTCACCCCGCTCAAACACAGTGTCTACGACTGCCTGAACGCTCCGTGCGGTGCTGATACCCACCTTGTCATAAACAGGCACGCAAACCAGTCCAAACGTCTTCTCAGCGCCTCCCAGACGGATGACACGCCCGATTGACTGACTGATACCGATATAATCCATGTTACGCATGAACAACACAGCTTCTAGTCCCTTAACATTGATGCCTTCAGACAGAATAGAATGATGCAAAACAACAAACTTTTTGTGTGAAGTGCGTCCCCAACTGTTCAGAGTGGCAAAGAATACATCACGAGTAACTTTCTGTCCGTCAATCACAGCACCAGTCTTACTGGTAATATACATGACAGAATAACCACGATGTTTCATTTGCTGAGCAAAGTCAGACTGTGAAATCAATTGAGTAATCTGCTTTGTAGAGCGAGCACAGACAAGAATCTTACTAAGAGAGTTGTCATCAATAGTCTCAAGTAGATTCTGTGAATCACTAAGTTTGAAATCACCCTGAGGCAATTCCTTGACAACAACCTTAGGAGGAAGAATATAACCTTCTTCTACCAACTTAGGAGCAGGAACATTACAAATGACATTGCCATAAACCTCTCCGTCATTCATGCCTGGTTTGAATACAGTCAGTGAGTGCTTAGGCGTAGCAGTAAAGAAGTAAGCACGACTAGAGTTAGCACTGAAGAACTCAGTAGCAGGAAAGAAATTGCGCTGACAGGAGTTATGTGCTTCATCAAAATAAATGGTATCTACGTTGATACCTGCCTCTTGAATACGATGCAGAGAGTGATAGGTAGTAAAGATTAGTTGGTGAGCACCAAGATCCTTAGAAATAGCATTGAGAAATTTGATATGATTAGATTTAGTGGTGCTACGATGCTTAGTCTCACCACTATGAACGTGAAGAACGTTCACATCATCAATAAGTTCTAAGAACTCGGAACAGAGTTGATTCGCCAACAATATACGAGGAGCAACAACAACAATAGTCTTAGGATTGTTACTCTGTAGTTCTTTCTTAGCATCTTCAATCATGCAAATTGTCTTACCACCCCCAGTGGGGATAATAATCTGCCCTTTATCATGCACCAGCATGGCATCCAGAGCAGTCTGCTGGTGTGGGCGGAGTTGCATCACTTCCTCATTACGATAAACATATTATAACACAGAGCTGCCTCTACCGGCGAACTCTGTGACAGTTATTTAAGTGACCTAGACTCTCATCTCCAACCGGGACAAAGGTAGTCTACAGGGTTTTTATGCCAGTGTCAAGCTAGTGCTAGCACCACCAACAGTAAAGGTTAATGTAGAACCAGAAACACTAATTACAACAGGATCTCCTGTACCACTGGTAAATCCACCAGCAGCAGTAACTACACCAACAAAGTCTTGTGTGCTACTAACAGTATTATCTTGTACTGTTATATTAGTTCCAGCAACAATAGAGGTGACTACTCCTGTTAAACTAGAACCATCACCAGTTGTTGTAAGATAAGTGTTACTATCAACAGAACCATCTGCTTTCAAGAACTGACTAGATGTTCCATCAACTTTTTCAATGGTGGTTGCTGATATGATACCCGAAACAGAAACATTACCAATGACATCAAGTTTTTCTGTTGGTGTAGTTGAATCAATACCAAGATTTCCTGCTTGTGTCAGAACCATTGCACGGTTCGAGCCATTTGTCATGAAGTTAAATGCAGTACCTAAACCACTTGGATTCAAATAGAAGTTAACATTGCCAGTGGCATAGTTAATAAAGTCTAGAGATGCATCTGTACTCTGTGGGAATGAACCACCACTGTTACCATGTCCATAGCGAATTTGTCCACCATCTGTAGTCGGACTAATATTTCTTCCAACATTAATGATTGCTTCATTATCACCGTCACTGGTAACTGATATAGATGAAATACCAGTCTTTCTTACATGAAGTTGAGAGAATGCTGTATCAGTACCAATACCAAGTGAGTCTATACGGGCACGGGTTGTTGCCGTTAAAACACCAACACTTGCTTGACTAACAGTAATACTCGCTGACTCTGTGATACTAGATGCAGTGGTTGCAGTTCCAGATAAGGCAGCAGTGATTGTTCCTGCACTGAAGTTTCCACCAGCATCTCTAGCAACAATTGTGCTTGCAGTATTTCCTGAGTCTGCAGTTGTTGCACTATTAGGAATGCTAGTTAAGTTAGCACCAGAACCAGTAAAGGTAGTGGCAGTTAGAACGCCAGTGACACTAACATTACCTGCTACGGTAAATTCGACATCAGAACCACCAGGACTGGAGGTTGTATTAATACCAACTTTTGATGATGTATGAAGTCCTACTCCACCATTATCAGTGATGAATGTTGTTCTAGCAAATCCAATTATATTATCAACAATTTCACCACCACCCAACTGCAACTGAGCAGCAGTGACAATACCAACTACATTTGCATTAGATGCAGTAAATTGTGCAAAAGTTCCTATACCAGTAACCTGCAACAGATTAGTTGTTACAAGTCCTGTGACTCTAGTGTCTCCATAAACATTTAACAAATACCCTGAAGGAATCGATGTGCCGATTCCAACAAGACCGTTTGAGTTTACAACAAAGTTGTCATTATCAACCTGAAGTCCAGTTCTAAAATTGAATGACTTACGGATATTTGCCATTATAGTTTTTAGTTATTTATCGGATTCTTATAATGTAATATAATCCCATATATGGTGGAAGGTTTGCATCAGTTCCAGAAGAACCTTGACTATTAACAGTCACACTGTGATTGTGCCCAGCGTGGGTGGAAGTGTTACCACCATTGGCAGCATAACCAGAACCAAACTGAACATTGTTGCCACCAAATCCAACGTTACCACCAATAGAGTGACTGTGTGCACCAGCAGTGGCA